TCAGCCAACTTGCGGAAGTAGGAAATCGCATCGTCCTCGCTTTCCTCGTCCGCAGGCTTCTTGGCAGCGGGCTTCTTCGGAGCAGCCGACTCCGTAACAGCCGAAGCCTTGCTCATCTTTGAGCGGAAGTCATCAGGCTGCGAGTCCTCTGCCTTGACAGCAGCAGCAGCCGAAGTCTTCATGACCTGTGAGAAGCGGCTCGATAGTTCCTCGTAGGACTTGAACTGATCGTCAGCCACAAACTCCTTGAGCGAATGCTCGGTCTTCCACAGGGCTTCCAACTTGGCATCCTCCCCCTCGAACAGCGGGGTCGGAGCAGAGAAGCCGCTCTTGTCGTAGGAGACATAGCCCGCATCGAGGTGCGCCTTCAACTTGAAGTTGGCACCGCCCCAAAAGTCGAAGGGGTTGAACTTCGGCTCATCGGGATCGGACGGGTTCATTGCCTCCTGCAACTTGTCGAAGATCTTCTTGCCGTACTTGTACAGGAAAACCTTGCCCTCGTTCTCACGGTTAGCGGGATCGCTAATCACGAGGATGTTGCTGATGTACGACAACTTGCGCTTGCGGTCACGAGCGATCTTCTTATTGTCCTCGATGCCGCTGTTCCACAATTCGTTGTTCGCCTCACACACGGGGCACTTGCGCCCGCTGTGAGTGGTCGGGCAGTTCTCGATGAACCAACCGCCCTTGCCCTGAAAGCCGTGGCTGAACAGGCGAACCATCGGAATCTCCTCGCCATCGGATGCGGGCAGGAAGCGGATCACCGCCATCCCGTTGCCTGACTTGTCCCGTTCGAGAGACCAGAAGCGTTCATCCTTCTGATAGCCTTCCTTGCCGCCCTGCTTCTCCATCTGCTTCTGTAGTGAGTCGATGCTGACCTTCGAGTTCTTCTTGAGGTTTGCGAATGACATGTGTCTGTATCTCCTTGTGTTTGGGGTATGCGAAGTATAGCGTGTGTCTGCTGTCAGTCAAGAGGCAACTTGGTTGATTTGCGCTTTCCACGAATCATATTGAGTGATTCGAACTCATTCTTCAACTTCTCCCGAATCGGCTTCGACAGCAGTTTAGCCGCTGACTCGGGTTCGATTCCGTACTTTTCGCAAAGATCAAGTACGGTCTCCATGTATCTCCCGTTCTTTTTGGCACGGGTCATTTCTTCGACTTCCTTCGAGAAGTCGTGGTCTAGGTTCATGATAGATCCCATCAGATTACTCCTTCATCATCAACTTCTTCGCTGATGGGCATCACGCTGACATTCTGAACCCACCGATTGACGGCGGTTTCGAACTCTGTATGGGAGAGAAGCATCCCTAGTTGCTCACCACGCTCCGTCATGAATCGGATGCAATGGTACTTCTCTTGCTTTGTCGGTTCGGGTTCCTGTTCAGGCTGACTTCGACCGAAAATTGCTTTCAAAAATCGCATTGGCTCTCTCCTGCACTTCCTTGAATGAATGCTTATCCCAGTACGAACGCATGACCGAAAAGAGGGTCTTCTTGTGTGCGATGGGACGATCTACGAACTCCTGTACCGTACCCTCATCTGTCACGATGAGGATGACGAGCCTACCTATCTTCTCACTTTCGACATGTGTCTCGTTCCACATGTGTGAATACGCTGTCGTTTGGTGAAAGTAGTTCTGAATCTGATCCTTGGTCTTCTCCTTGCCCGCAGTCTTAAAATCGACGATTGCTAGTTCGCCGTCATACTCTGCGACACAATCCACTCGACCCGCCATCAGAATCTGATCAGAATACATGGGTGTCTCGATGGCATGAATGTGACCCATCTTGTTGAGATAAGGTTGCAGGAGGTCAAAGTTCATCCGATCAAACGGATCGGTCGGAGTTACATTCTCCTTGAGGTACTCCTCAACCATGGAGTGGAGACGATTCCCACGAGCCAAAGCCTTCTTTGAGATGGCTAGGTTCTCGGGCTTCTTCCGCCACTCTCTCCAATGATCATCCATCTCGTGGTTCACCACAGTCGTGACTGATGGATACCAACGAAGTGTGTTTGGCGACTGGTAGTAACGCCCACCACCCTCTGCTTCAACTGAATTGAGTCTGAGTATACTCATCAATAATCACGCATTGAGTTGCGAGGGTGTGCCTTTTTGATCTTGGAGATCACTTCCTTGAAGCCGTTGTCTACCTTACCAACAGATCCAACTCGGATTGGATCACACGCTGCGGGTGCGCCAACGACTATCTCGACCGACTTCTTTGCCTTGCATTTCGGACAAGGTGTCTTGCAAGGCTTCTCCATGTCGGCTATGCGGAGCATCTCATCGAATGTGTGTCCGCACTTGGAGCATTTGTAATCGTAAATAGGCATGACGATGACTGTATTTAGTCGCCTCGCTTGCCCTGCTTACCCCGAAGTTCCTCGACATCGTCTTCCTTGACCCAGAAGAACTCCGGTCCCCACTCACGAGAGTAGGTGCTCACGAGGTACTGCGGACCCCATACAGGATCCTGCTCCACCTTACGGACGGTGGCGACCTTGTTGAGGGAGCGAACATAGACCTTCGGGCGGTCATCCTCTGAATGCGGCTTGCGATTCGTATCCTTGCTCATGTTTTGTCTCACGAGTGTGCGTTAGCCCAACACAGCGTTGGGTTGTTGTCGTAACTATAACCCCATTATCTTGGCGTGTCAAGCCTTGACTTGTCAGTTATTTGGTGGTATCCTTGACGGCATGATCCTAATGGACATGAACCAACTCACCATCGCCAACCTGATGGCTGAATCCAAGGGCAAGCCGTCCATGGATATCGGACTTATTCGCCACATGGTGATCAACACCCTCCGAAATGTCCGCAACCGTTTTCACGAGGAATACGGTGAGCCTATCCTATGCTATGACTCCCGTGTGCGTGGGTGGCGCAAGGAGATCTATCCACAGTACAAAGCCAACCGCAAGAAGCAGCGGGAGGAATCCGATGTCGATTGGGATGCCCTGTGGGACATCCTACGACAGATCAAGACAGAGATCAAGGAGACCTTTCCATACAAGTTGCTTGAGGTGGACTCCTGCGAAGGCGATGACCTGATCGCTGTCCTTGCTCGTAAACTTGAGGGCAAGCACATCATCATCTCCTCCGACCACGACTTCTTCCAACTGCACAGCCCGACCGTGGCTCAATGGTGTCCCCGCACGAAGCAGATGATCCTCTGTGAGGATCCTGGTCGTGAACTGGTGCGCCACATCATGCGTGGCGACAGCGGGGATGGGGTTCCCAACTTCCTATCCGACGATACCGTATTTGTAGATGGGCGTAGGCAGAAGCCCGTTTATGAGAAGAAACTGAACGAATGGGTGGAAGCCCCACTAAATACCTTCTGTACCGACGAGATGCTCCGCAACTACGAGCGGAACAAGACTGTGATTGACTTCTCACGCATCCCTCAACGCATCGAGGATGCAATCATGCAGGAATATGCTGTACCCACCGAGGGCAGCCGAGGAAAGATCCTCGACTACATGATCGAGAACAACATGAAACTGATGCTTGCACACCTACAGGAGTTTTGATCATGCCAGCCAACTACACGATTCCCGAGATTCTGTTTCAAATCAAGACCACCGCAAAGAACCCACAGGAGATTGTCCGTGCATTGCAGCAAAACAACACGGGGGCATTCCGTGAGGTTCTGCGATACGCATTCGACGATTCTCCTTGGTATCGCAAGGATCTCCCCGCATTCACTCCCGACTCAAGCCCCGAGGGTCTCGCCCCGACTTCGCTATGGGCAGAGATCAAGCGGTTCTACATTTTCAAGGATGGATACAACCTTCCCGTGAAGCGGAAGGATGAACTCTTGATACAGATACTCGAATCCACGAGCACCAAGGAGAATGAGTTGGTTCGTTCGATGTTCGACGGATCGTTCATGTACACCTACGGGATCGACAGAAAGACTGTGGAGGCTGCTTTCCCAAATCTGCTTGGCTCAAAGATTGTTAGCCGCTGAACCACGCCCACTTGGCGAGGTAGAAGGCATCAACCACATCAGAGACAGGATTGCCACAGTCTTTGGCATTAGGGGTCATCTCTTTCATGAGATCGACCCCTGTGTCTTTTTGGAACTGTGTATGCATGGCGTTTTTGTCTGCGTTGCCTTTGCCCGTGGCGAACTTCTTCAGGGCTGTGGGCGCAAGTGTCGAGTACTTGAATCCCTCTTCCCATATCTTATGCTTTAGGAGACCGCAGTTCTCTGCGATATGAAACACTTTGCCCTTCGCACCCATGGCATAGTCCTCAATAACGATCTTCGCTTCGGGGTCATCGATACATGCCATCACCCATTCCGAAATGTTGTCGAACCTCTGCTCCTGACAGGTGTAGTCCTTGTACGGATCACCCGCCACTTCGATGACACCCAAAGGAGTCTGAAAGGTGTAATGCTTTTGATGCTTTTCCGTTTGAGTCAGGAATCGAGCGTACCACCCTTCACCATCAAACAGGCAGATGGCAGGGGAGGTCATCGAGTAGTCAATACCGTAAACTCTCATATCTGTATGTATTGACTCTAGCCAAACCTGTGTTATACTCTTCGCAATGAACATCGAACGCATTCGTGAGATAGTCGAGATCGACCTCAAGATGGACGGCACCGAACTTGCCGATGAGTCCGTCCGCATTCCGCAGTTGCATGGCAAGTACCTGAACATCTTTCATGATGAGTCGCTCATTCTTCGCAAGCACGAGGCTGACTACAAGATCCTCCGCAAGCAGAAGTGGGAGTACTACAGCGGAAAGATGTCGGAAGTCGAACTGAAGTCTTTGGGGTGGGAGCAATTCAATCACCGCATTCTCCGTCAGGACATCGATGTCTACATGGAAGCAGATCCCGATCTCCTGAAGATTCAGAGCAAGATCGACCTACAGAAGCAGAAGGTCGAGTACCTTGATGCCATCCTGAAGGGGATCAACAATCGCCAATGGGTCATCCGCAACGCCATCGAGTGGCGAAAGTTCATGTCAGGGGTGACCTAAATACCAATGAATGGTGATTGATGTTCGTCATGTCAACTCGGCATTTGTCCGTGTCATTGCAGATAACGGCGTTGCATATGAGTTGCAGGACTTCTTCACCTACGATGTTCCTGGTGCCAAGTTCACCCCCGCATACAGAAACAAGTATTGGGACGGCAAGATCCGTCTATTCAACGCATACTCAGGTCTCCTGCCCGCAGGATTGATCGAGTACATGGCATCCTTCGCACAGCAGCGTGGTTACACGATGCAAGTGGATTCGATGCTTGCAGCACCTGAAGTCAAAGTCAACTGCGACAAGGCTAGAGACTTCATTTGCAGCCTCAAGCCCATGGCAGGAGGGGTGGCGTTGGAGCCACACGAGCATCAGGTGGACGCATTCTGCCACGCTGTGAACAAGTCACGGTGCGTTCTCCTGTCGCCCACGGCAAGCGGCAAGAGCCTCATCATCTACAGCCTGTGCCGCTACTATCAGAATGTCATCAGCCCAACCAAGAAAATCCTGATCATCGTCCCGACGATTTCGCTCGTGGCACAGATGTATGCCGACTTCGATGACTATTCGAAGGGATCGGGTTGGATCACACACAAGAACTGCCACAAGATTCACGGCGGTACTCCCAAGTTGACAGACCGACAAATCGTGATCTCGACATGGCAGTCAATCCACAAATTGCCCCGTGCATGGTTCGATAACTTCGAGGTGGTGATCGGTGACGAGGCTCACCTGTTCAAGTCGCAGTCGCTGACCACGATCATGAACAAGTTGATTGAGTGTCCGTACCGCATCGCACTCACGGGTACGCTCGACGGAACCAAGATCCACAAGTTGTGCATCGAGGGGCTGTTTGGTCCCGTGAATCGTGTGGTCTCAACGAAGCAGTTGATGGAACGGGAACTGCTGACGGCACTCAAGATCGAATGCCTGCTACTGAAGTACCCACAGGAGATACGGGAGTCTCTTCGTGGTCTTGACTATCAGCATGAGATCGATTGGATTGTCAACTGCGAGAAGCGAAACCAACTGATCGCACAGTTGGCATCATCGATCAAGGGGAACACGCTTGTCCTGTTTCAGTATGTCGAGAAGCATGGCAAGCCCTTGTTCGAGATGATTCAGAAGATGGC